ACCCGTTTTTTCACAAAAGGGAAATATTCGCACTGCGAAATAGCTATTAAACGCAGTGAAACTCTTTTTGATTGTTATTCGTCATCAGTACAGGATGGCGGCGTACGTTACAAGCAGATTGATGTATCAGATAGCACGAAGTGGGATTTAATCCAGCTTAATGAGGTTACTGAGGAGCAAATCAAAAACTATTTTAACCGCACTCTTGGTTGTAAATATGACTGGTGGGGCGCGTTAGGTATCGTGCTTGGTATTAAGCAAAAACGCTCAAAATATTTTTGCAGCGAGTGGTGCTTTAATGCGATATATGGAGGTGAGAGTGGTTGGCGATTTAGTCCGAATCAAATTGCGGTTGTTTTTACTAAATTAAATAATAAGATAAGTTTTCAACAAGAGGTCGCTAAATAGCGGCTTTTTTCATTCTTGGGAGAATATATGTCAATTCTAGGATCAATGTCTGATGCGTTAAGAAAACAGCCTAAAGCGCCAACTATTTCGCCAACGCCTGAGAAAGATAATTCTCAAACAATGGCGGGGAATGTTGCCAATATTCTAAATGGCAATTCATTATTGATGAATAGTGCGGCGGCAAAAGGGGAGAGAATTGCGGCTAATCGTGGTTTACAAAATTCTACTATTGGCGCTGAGGCGGCGCAACGTGCAATGCTCGATGCGGCAATACCAATCGCAAGCCAAGATACTCAAAATGCTTTTACTGAAAAGCAAACTCGATTACAGGCTGATTTAAATTACAGCAATCAAAGCCGTTTAAATCAGGCTCAAAATAAATTTGCAGCATCTCAAGCAGAGCTTGATCGTGGTCATCAACGTAGTTTAGCTCAATTACAATCAGACTTGAATTACAACAATCAAAGTCGATTGAACCAAGCTCAAAATCAATTTACCGCATCACAAACAGCATTAGACAGAAGTCATCAACGTGATTTAGCCAACTTAAATCATGCGAATGAAATGAAAAATCTCAATGCACAAGTAGCAGCAAATACTATTGGCAAATCTATTGATTTTACAATGCAGATCACTAACAACTTTGATGCGCAGATTGCTGCCGTGTTGAATAACACTGCAATGAAAGCTGAAGATAAAGAAAAAGCTATCAACCAGCTAAAAGCGAGCCGAGATTCTGAGCTTAATTTCATGTCAAAATTCATGCAAGGAATCCCGACAACGAAACAAAATTGGGCATCGTTCCCTAATCTTGGTGTACCAACAATCGAAATGAAATAAGGAGGCTAATTATGTCATTTTGGGATAGCGCTTGGAGTGCAGTTAGTGATGCGGCATCTTGGCTTGGCGATGCAGCTAGTTCTACCGCAGATTGGATGAGTAATCATAAAGAGGCAACAAACCTAATTGGATCGACCTTGCTTGGTGTTGGTGGTTATTTAGCTCAAAAAGAGGCTAATAAGGACTTAATGAAACAACAGCGAGAGCTATTGAATATGCAAGATAAACTTAAATCTCAGTATTCAGCAGTGCCAGATGTTGATATTTCTTACAAAACTTTAACCGTTGATAATTCACCAGGCTTGGCAAACGGTGGAATTTTAACGGAAATGCAAAGTAAATTAGAACGTAAAAATAAAGGCGTTTAATTATGGCTCGATCAGAATCTAAATCAATTAGCGATAGTTTTGGCGAAAGCATGGAGCGAGCCGGCTATGAGCGTGCTAATGATAGCCGAGGCGGTTGGCAAGAGCATGAGAGCAGCGATAACTACGAAAGCACGATAGACAGAATGAATCGTCATCTTGATTCGTATGGTAAAAATAACGGATATACCAACAACTTCAACAATACCTTTAGAAATGGTGGTTTTAGTGGTGGTAATCGTTTAAGTAGTGAAAGTGGTTTTGGTGGGCAAAGCGTTATTAGTAAAAGCGTTAATTCTCACTATCAAAGCAATGCCAATAAATCATTGAGTCAATACAATAATCCAACTGTTGATCAAAAAAATCTTACAGGTGGATTGTTTGGTAAAGGTGGCGTGCAAGCGCCGTATTCGCCAAGACAAGATTGGGATAATATCAATGCGCTCACACCAAAGGATAGAATTAGGGATATAGCTCATCATTATGCCGGCGAAAGTCTTTCTAGAGAGCATAAGGGTAATGCTATTGGTAGCGTTGTTTCATCAATAGTTGGTTCAACGCTTGAGCCAACTTCTATGGCTGAAGCTATCGCATCTGGGGTAACGCAATTAGGATTAACAAAAACTGGCACGGCTGCTGATGCCTTATTAAATAAAGAGGGTAAAATTCTTGGGAGAATGACGCCAGGACAAAAAGCTGTATATCAAACAGAATCGCAAAAAGTCAAGGATGCTTTTAGTGAAGATATGGACGGTTGGGGTTCTAAGCTCAAAGGCTGGGGGGCGACTGCTCTTGGGTTTGTTGGCGGGGCCGCAACTGGTGGAGTTGGTACAGCTCCTATTGGCACGGCGGCCAAGGTTATTGCCGATAACTCTCGTTATAATTCAGCGATGCAGCATGCGGCCGATAAAGTTAATTCTCCTGTTCTGAACGAAATGATTATCGAGGATAAAGCTAAAAAAGCGCAAGCGATGAAAGATTGGGAGCAAATGCGAAAAATGGCTGGAAATAGCGAGCCAATAGAAAGCCAAGGCATTTTAGACAGAATGCAAAAACAACTTGGCGCTAATAATGGCAATAAATCAAGCGACAATATGGTTTACAAAATTCCTCAACTTGTAAACCTTTGGAACAACATTTCAATCAAATAAAAGGATTAAAAGATGGGTATTCTAGATTCAATGGCTCAACAAACTCAAGGTGGCAATCAAGATGTTATGGCTCAAAGTCAACCTGGTGGAATGATGCAAAATCAGGAGCAACAAGGCGGCAAAGCTCAAATGTATAAAATGCTAATGGAAAATTCCGTTAATGCTATCGCTAACGTTGCACAAGAGCGAATTGAGCAAAAAGGTGTTGAAAAAGGTGTGGCGGATTTAGTGGCAACGGCAATGATCACAAACATTCAAGCCGCTCAACAAAATGGCAAAACAATCCCGCCTCAAGTGATGATGCAAGTTGCAAAAGATTTAGCAATGCAATTATTGCAACAAATTGGCGTTCCTGAAGAACAAATTGATGACATCCTTATCGACATTTTAATGGATGCGTTAGATCAATTTGGTGAGGCGACAAACGGCATTTTGCCGCCTGAAGAAGAACAGCAATATGTTGATATGATTGGTAAGGCATCAGAGCTTGAAAATCAACGTCAATCACAAATGCAAGGCAATAAACCTCAATCAATGCAACAAGGGGCATAATTATGGGATTAGGTGGCATTTTAGCTGCGATGGCTCAAGGACTTGGCACTGGTGTTGTTAAAAATGTAGAGCAAGCTTGGAAAAATGAGGAAACTGCAAAATTATTAGATTGGAAAGGAAAAGAATCTGATAAACAGAGAGCCTTTGAAAGCGAACAACTTGATAAAAAACATCAGCAAGATATTGAGTTAGAGAATATTAAACTAAGCAATAATATTTCTGAGGCGACCGCCATAGCTCGAATTAAAGCTAAATACGCTAGAGCAAGTGGCGGCAGTGGCGATGGAATGAAAGAGGCTCAAAAAAATCTAACTGGTGCAGTGCAAGTGTTAGGTGTTTATGATGCTCAATTAGGTGCGCTGAAAGATAAACTATCCTCAACAGAAGATGCCGCTCAAAGAGAAGTAATTGCTAAACAGATTGATAATCTTTCAAATGAGAGATCTAATTATCTGAAAAGCCCTAGTGTTATATCTGCGTTCAAAGGTGGCGAACAAATGGGGCGTGCGCTTTATGTTACCAGTGGCGGCGATATGGATTTATACGATCCTAAACCGAAAGAGGTTGCAAAAGAAGTTAAGGCAACAGTATCTTCTGTTGCAGCGCCGGCAAGAAATATGGTTGATGTAAACAGTATTTCGCCACAACAAGCCGCTCAAATTGCAAGAGAAAAACTAGAAGAAGTTGCTCGTCAGAATTTTGCAAGGGCATCGGAAGAGGCAAAAGAATGGGCGGCTAAACAAAATCAGTATAAATCAACTATGTTTACGCCAAGAACATTCTAACCAAATAAAAAGGGCGAGAAATTAATCTCGCCCCTCTGTCTGTTCGACAGCTCAGTTATCATTTAAGATAATCTGTATTTTATCTACTTTTGAAGTAGCAATTTTGTTTCAACACACAACCGAAATAATATTTCGATTGAATGACTAATTTCTTAGTCGTGGTTATATTAATCCTAATAAAAATATCTTGTCAATATATTTTTTATCAATCTAATAATCCAGCAATATCTTTCATATTAGGCGCATAGTAAACGTTTTGCAAGATTCTGATGTCTTTATGGCCTGAGATTTTAGCTAACGTCATTACATCAACTTTTTTAGCCAATCTTGTCAAGGCCTCTCTTCGGGTATCATGAAAATGCAAATGCTCGCACATCGCCATTTTTTTTAATTTTCTAAATGTTGCATCAAGTGACTTTGAATCAATTTGAAAACACGTTCCAGTATTGCCAACTTCTTCTTTTAACCTTTCTAAAATTGCGATAGCCTTTTTCGATAAAGGCACTCTTCGAGAAGAGCCGTTTTTAGTTATCGGTAAATATGCAGTTCTATCCTCAAAATCAACATTATCCCAAGTTAGCCCACAAATTTCACCAGCTCGCATTGCAGTTTCGATAGCAAACAGCATCGCTGCACCAGTTCTCGCCCTAACAGTCTTTAATGTATCGTGATAGCTGCTAACATAGAGTAGTCGTTCTATTTCTTCATCAGAATATCGTTGCGTTCTTGGTGGACTTCCTTTTGGTAAGACAAGCCCGGCAGTAGGATTTCTTTCAATATAATCCCAACGCTCAACCGCAACGGTAAAAATATGTTTGATAGTGGATAGCTCTCGCCTAATACTTTCACCGCTAACTGATTTTTCCCTTTCAGCAATCCATAATTCAAAATCTTTCCTTGTAACATCACCTATATATTTACTGCAAATAGGGTGTTGCATAAACCTATTAAGCCTTAAAGTTTCGTGCCGCACGCCTCGTTTAGTTGGTGTAATTTCTTTTAAATAGCGCTCAACAACATCCGATAATAGCGTTTCAGGTTGCAATCCTTTCTTTTGTAGGTCTAACTTTCGCTCTTCTTCTAAAGCCCATTGCGTTGCCTCGCCTTTAGTGTTGAAAGATTTAGATCTACGCCCTCCATTGTCATAAACTTGCGCACGCCATTTATTGCCACGCTTATGTATAGTAGCCATATTTTTACCTTTATATTTTAGCTGGTGCAGTTCCTTAAAAAGTGGTGCAGTTTTGGTGCAGTCAGCAGATAAAAATATATAAAATCAGATAAAAAATAGCAATACAGGCAAAAAATAAACTTAGAATTTATAGCTAAATAAGCTCATAAGTGATTGATTTTAAATGTAGAAAATCGGGAAAGAAAAATCCCCGTCCAATGAACGAGGATTATAATATGGTGCCTAGGGTCGGACTCGAACC